CAAAGTTAGGCTTGCCATTTATTGGTATAGAGAAAAGTCCAGCCTATTTTGAAATAGCGTGTAAACGCATTGACGATGCCCAGCGCCAGGGCGATATGTTTATAGGAGCAAGCACATGACACCTGAAAAGCTAAAGCTTGCCCGTCACCGCATGGGCTACAGCGTAACAGAGATGGCTGACGCACTTCGTCTATCGCTAGACAACGGCGCAACAAGCATACGCAAGATGGAATCTGGCAAGGTTCGTATCAGTGGGCCTATAATGGTTGCAGTCGATGCAATGCTAAAGGGATATGATCCGTTTGATTACGAGGAGGACGAAGATGAGTATTGATACACATCAAGTAGGCGGAGACCATTACGCATCCAAGACCGTTCAGCCCTGGCAAGCAATGGAGTCCTGGATGTCGGCAGAAGCGTTCTCTGGATATTTGCAGGGTAATTGCATAAAGTATTTATCCCGCTATCGTGATAAGAACGGCATTGAGGATTTGAAGAAGGCGCAGCACTATCTGTCAAAGCTGATTGAGTTGGAAAGCATTCAATTGATTGAGGATATAAATCAATGATTGAAGTCGTAATCAAGTTCTCTTGTTATTGCGGCTTTCAATGCGAAGGCAAAGGCGATGCACCTGATTGCCAAAGATGTGGCGATAAGATGCACTCTTGGGGAACAAGGGAAGTCACAACGAAATCATTTACCTTGATTGGTGAGATCGCCGACAAGCGCACTAATAACGGAGGCTATTGATGAGCGTTAAGATCGAACAACGCAGCATTGCTAAACTGATTCCATATGCATCGAATAGCCGCACGCACAGCGATGCACAGGTGGCGCAGATCGCGGCGAGCATTAGAGAGTTTGGATGGACAAACCCTATTCTAGTGTCGGATAAAAACGACATCATTGCAGGACATGGCCGACTGCTGGCAGCTCGCAAGCTTGGCATGGAAGAAGTGCCAGTTATTGTTCTCGATCACCTAAGCAAATCACAGCAACGCGCATTAGTGATTGCCGATAACCAACTTGCCCTGAATGCAGGTTGGGACATGGATATGTTAAAGGCTGAGATTGAGACATTGAACATCGAAGGCTTTGAATTAGAAATTCTTGGCTTTGATGATAGCACTTTGCAGAAGATATTGGATGAGCCTAATTTTGAAGCTGGAACTGAAGATGAGCAAGGTAAGTTAGATCAGCTTGAACCTAAGATGGTAGCCTGCCCTAAATGTCAGCATGAGTTTGATAGCCGTGAAGCCACAGCTTAAAATAGATTGGGCAACGCACGAAGCTGCAAAGTATGCTTGCGTAAATTGGCACTACAGCGGCTGCTTACCAGTTGGGAAGTTGGTTAAGGTAGGCGCATGGGAAAACGGCAAATTTATAGGCGTTGTTCTATTTGGTAGAGGCGCAAACAAATCACTTGGTGAGCCATACGGGTGCGACCAGACTGAAAGCTGTGAATTAGTTCGTATAGCTTTAACATCACACATAACGCCAGTTAGCAAAATTATGTCGTTTGCTTTAAAATGGCTTAAAAAAACAAATGAAAAAATTAAACTTGTGGTATCGTTTGCTGATACTGAAGTAGGTCATCATGGCGGAATATATCAAGCAACAAACTGGATTTACGACGGTTTAACAAACTCTGCGGATGAGTATCTTTATAAGGGCAAAAGATGGCACGGTCGCGCTTTTAGAAAGTCGCATGGCTCGCACTTAAATTATATGAATAAGGGATTGCAAATTGTCAGAGGAGCGCAAAAGCATCGTTATCTCATGCCCCTTGACGCAGATATAAAACAGCGTATTTTACCACTGTCAAAACCCTACCCTAAGCGTGTGAAAGATCAGGACTCAGAACACCCTTCTGAACTGGGCGGCGAGACTCCGACCCACACGCTCCAAACTCAGGTGGTAAATGATGACGCAAACTAAACTAACAGCAAAGCAGGAGGCATTCGCTCAAGCTATAGCTGATGGCTTAGGGCAAGCAGACGCTTATCGGATGGCGTATGATGCTGAAGGCATGAAAGACAACACGGTTTATCCTAAAGCTTCCCGCATGATGAACGTGGGCAAGATAAGGGCAAGAATCGATGAATTGAAAGCTCAGGTGGCTGAAAAGCAGCTCTGGTCGCGTGAAATGTCCGTTAAAGCATTAGTAGCTGCCTATCGTGAAGGCTCTGGAGCAGTGAAGGTATCAGCAGTCAAAGAGCTAAATGCGATGCACGGTTATAACGAACCATCGAAACTAAGCATCACTGGGAACATGGTTACTCGCATCATACGCGAAGTTGCAGATGACAACGCTAAGGATTAAAACCCCGCGCTGGTTCAAGCCATTCCTAAAGCCCAGCCGCTATAAAGGCGCACACGGAGGACGGGGAAGCGGTAAGAGCCATGCCTTTGCGGAAATGGTTATCGAAGCTCATGTAATGGATCAGCGGCGCAGAACAGTTTGCGTTCGTGAAATACAGAAGTCTTTGAGCCAATCGGTCAAGCGTTTGCTGGAGCTAAAGATAGAACAGCTTGGCGTTCAGGATTACTTCGAGGTTCAAGAGGCGCAGATCAAGTCACGGCATGGAGATGGGCTAATCATCTTCCAGGGGATGCAGAACCACACTGCTGACTCCATTAAGTCTCTGGAAGGTTATGACTGCGCTTGGGTTGAGGAATCGCAGACGCTATCGCAACGCTCGCTCGACCTATTGCGTCCGACAATCCGTAAGCCAGACAGTGAGCTATGGTTCACATGGAACCCACTAAACAGCACCGACCCGATTGATATGTTGCTGCGAGGCCCAAGCCCACCGCCTGACGCTGTGGTTGCACAGGTAAACTATCGAGACAACCCTTGGTTCCCTGATGTGCTTAAACACGAAATGGAATATGATAGGGATAGAGACCCTGACAAATACAAGCACGTTTGGTTGGGTAGCTATTCGTCGAACAGCGAAGCGCGAGTATTCCGCAACTGGAAGATAGAGGACTTTGAAACGCCAGAGGACGCAACGCATCGCTTCGGCGCTGACTGGGGCTTTGCGTCTGACCCGACAGTTCTAATCCGCTGCCATGTTGTTGGCCGCACAATCTATGTCGACCACGAAGCGTATCGTGTAGGCTGTGAGATTATGGACACGCCAGACCTATTCTTCACTGTGCCTGAGTCCGAGAAGTGGCCCATCGTTGCTGATAGCGCCAGACCTGAAACCATCAGCCACATGAGAAAGCATGGCTTCCCGAAGATCATGGCAGCAGTCAAAGGGCCGAAGTCTGTAGAGGAAGGCGTCGAATGGTTGAAGTCATACGACATCGTTGTCCATCCTCGCTGCCAGCATACGATTGACGAATTAACGTGCTACAGTTATAAAACTGACCCCTTGACAGGACAAATCTTGCCAATCCTTGCGGATCGTGATAATCACCTTATAGACGCGCTACGTTATGCGTGCGAGGCCATACGTCGAGCAGTCCCTCCAAAGACTTTCGATGTGCAACCTTTGGCAACTGTGAGTAGGTGGTAAATGGCTCGACTGAATAAAGAACAACGGTTCGCAAACATTCATCAACAAGCGTTGACGGAGTTTGACCGTGTTCAATCGTCGGTGCGTGATGAGCGCCTCCAGTGCTTACAAGACAGACGCTTCTATTCAATCGCTGGCGCACAGTGGGAAGGCCCACTTGGTGAGCAATACGAAAACAAACCACGCTTCGAGGTAAACAAGATTCACCTGAGCGTCATTCGTATCATCAACGAATACCGCAACAACCGCATCGCTGTGGACTTTGTAAGCAAGGACGGCGACACGGATGAAAAACTAGCCGAGACTTGCAACGGTCTTTATCGTGCAGATGAACGGGACAGCGGCGCAGAAGAAGCATATGACAACGCTTTCGAGGAAGCTGTGGGCGGTGGCTATGGCGCTTGGCGTTTACGCACGGCGTATGAAGATGAAGAAAACGATGAGGACGAACGGCAGCGCATCCGCATAGAGCCAATCTATGACGCTGACAGCTCCGTGTTCTTCGACCTTGACGCAAAGCGCCAGGACAAGGCTGACGCTAAGTATTGCTTCGTTCTATATTCCATGACCTATGACGCTTACAAAGCTGAATGGAATGATGACCCAGCGACATGGCCCAAAGAAATCCACCAATATGAGTTTGATTGGGACACGCCTGACGTTGTGTTCGTCGCTGAATACTACCGCGTTGAAGAAGTGCGTGAGACTGTCCGCATCTTCCTGACAATCCAAGGCGAAGAAGAACGCTACACGCAAGCAGACTTTGACGCAGACGAAACGCTGGAAGAAACACTAGCTGCTGTTGGCACGGTAGAAGTACGCCAGAAGCGTACTAAGCGTAAGCGCGTTCGTAAGTATATCATGAGCGGCGGCGGCATCCTCGACGATATGGGTTACATTGCTGGCAAGAACATCCCGATCGTTCCTGTCTATGGCAAGCGTTGGTTCGTTGATAACGTCGAGCGTTGCATGGGCCATGTGCGTTTAGCGAAAGACCCACAGCGCCTGAAGAATATGCAGCTATCGAAGCTGGGCGAGATCAGTGCGCTTTCATCCATTGAAAAGCCTATCCT